AACTTCCGAGATCAATCGTTGCGAAAGTGTCGGTTGCGGCGGCGGTGATCGTAACTCGTTCAGTCAGCGTAAAGATGGACGTTTTCTTGGTGGCCATGCACCGGGCACGAAGTCATAGTGTAAAAACTGCACTATCCTCTCCTAATAAGAAGCCCCCGCCCTCACCGCCCCAATCTAAACCACCCCTAATAGGGGTGTCGGCGAATTATTTATTATGAACCGTTACCTCGGAGGGGTGATGAGGGAGAGAAAGACCATCATAACCGTGAGCCTGACCAACCAAGCGGCCGAATACCTGGACTTCTTGGCGGAGAAAACGACCAACGGGAACCGTTCCCGATGGGTGCAGACGGCCGTTCTGCGGGCCATGCAACGACAGATCGGAGCAGAAGCCAACCACACCGCCCCCGAGAGTGGACGAATCCACGGCGAGCAGGGCAACAAGTGCAACCCAAACCATCGGAGCGGTAAGTGTGCAATCTGTTGGGGTGATGAATGATGGCAAAGGTCAACACGTTCTTCTGTAATTGTGGCCGAACCATCGGACGTCCCGCCAACTTTGCACCTGGCGTCAAGGATGCGCCGATCTACAACGTCGTTCCCTGGCATGCTCGCCCTGGCGATGGCGTCCTCCAAGGGATTCGATGTGGAACTTGCGGCCAATGGTGGACGTTCAAGGAGCCAAAGAAGTGGGTGGAATACGTCGATGTGTCGAAGTCGTGCGAGCCGCTCACCTGCTCGACGATTGACCACCTCAACGGACGGTGCGACTGATGTGCTCGTTTTGTCCACGGTGTGCAAGCCTGGATCTTTGCGACGGCATCACAATCGGCAAGTTGCCGCTGAAATGTGCAATGAGCCCCTGGATCTGTGAGGAGTGTTGGGATGGACGAGAAAGCAAGAACGTTGATTGAAACGGTCATGGACATGATCGGCGGCACGCTCGACAATTACGAACTGGACCCACACCATGCTCCCGCCGCTTGGCTCCTGGAGAATTGGTGGTGTACGTTGAACGCCGCTCTGCAAGTCGTCCCCGGAACAACGGGGGAAGATTTACAATACTTTTCCGAAAATCGTGATGAAAAACGGAAATCAGAGATAGGGAACCATACTCAAAGCAAGGCGTACAGTTTCAAACCCGCCGACAAGACCGAGAGTGAGAAAGGACACCAGGACGTTAAGTCGGACGAGTGATTCGAGGTTGGACTCCTTCTCCTGGCGTCGTTCTTCACGCTCCATGAGCCACGTTGCGAAACGTGCGGTTCGGCTTGCTTGCATGCTGTCTTCAGTCGTGGTTTCTTCAGTCATCAAATTCCCTCCAATCGGTTCAACGGATCAACGAGCACAAGGCCCGAGAACGTGAGATTGAACAACGCCGTGTATGGACGTGCGATGGGAAACACTTGACCGGCTGACGTCACCATGCCGGTGATGAGTTCGGCCCTGGCCATCGCCTCGGTCCTGGTACGTTTCCTCCAGGTGGGATCAGCCGGCCGAGGTGTTAGTGTCGAGGTAACAGAGAAAGAAACGGTGGCCGGCTGATCCTGTGGAGATGGTATCATCATGCGACGTGGAACGAGTTCCTCTTCTTCGAAGATGGAATACATCTCAATCACGATCGTAGGATTGTTGGAGGTCGTAGGATCGCTTGAGCCTCATCATGTATTCGTACTCTTGCTCCTTCTTGGTGGACATCGCCACGACCAAGCGGGCGCCCTGGCGTCGCACCGAGGTCAAGCCGCCGCTTGCATTGTAAATGAAAACGAGCCGGTACACGTACAAACGGTCGGATGCGGTGGGAGCCATCGAACCGGATTGATTTGATTCAGCCTTGAACGGGAAGACCGCTCCGGTGTCGAGGTCGAGCGTGTGACGTTCTGTTCGCACGTATTGGATGTGCTGGAAATCTCCACGACCTCCAGGGAAGCCAGCCCCGTTGAACAGGATGTCGCCGTAGTTGCTGGCCACGTCAATATACACCGAGGAAACGATGTCCATCGTTACCATTGAATCTCCAGCTGCTCCAACGATGGCGTTACCAAGGCCAGCCTCCTGGACGGTCATGGCATCGGGGAAGATTGTTTCTTCCTCGAGGGCAAGACCCTTTAGATCAATGAACGATTCAGAAAGGAACACGGTGGGTTCGAGTTTCGTCCAATTGTTGTTGTCCGAAAGAAAGTCCTGGAAGTCGTAGTTGTTCGGTGCGATCTCAGCCACGTTGAGGGGTGAGTGATACTTGGTCAGCGTCTTCATTTCATCGACCTCTTACGTTCGTCGGATCGCTTCCAAGACTTGGCCGCACGCTTGAACAGCACGGTGTGAGCAGTCTTTGGATGCTTCTTCTTTAATTGCTTCAACGTCTTCGCCATGTATTGATTGTATGCTGACGGGGCTCGCTTTGCTGTTTTCTTGGCTTGCTTGGCTACTTTACGAGTTGCTCGACCAGCCGCCTTCACGTCGCTGATGGCGGTCTTCCCGCTCGCCTCAAGTTTCTGAACCGCTTCCAGGAGCCGGATCACTTCGCTGATGTCCAAGGGTATCACCCTCAGTTGTCAGCGGCCGTGGATTGGATAGCGATGGCCATGAAGTCCTTGGCGGTGAGGCTCACGATCGAAGCGTTCACCCGAACGGTCACGTTGATTGAGCCCGGGGTGCCCAAGACAAGCACAGAATTGGCGGTGATGTAAAGGGTATCATTGACAACGTATCGGCCATCATCGGAACCCTTGCCAAAGTTGTCGGGGTACAGATCAAGCGTGTTGTAAATGCCGCCTTGACCGTCGGTGGCCAATGTGCCAGATGCAACCAAGGCCCGGTCGTCAGCGAACACCATTTGACCACGGTTGAGGTCCGTGACTTGCACTTTAACCTCGCCACCGTTGCCGATGTTGGCCACGACGTCGGATGATGGATCTTCGCCTTGGTAAATGAAATCCACCGAGTGTACCTGGAGGGCTTGTCGGTCGCCGACATCCACGTAACTTCCGAGATCAATCGTTGCGAA